TGCAGCAAGTGCATGCGCGGGTGTGAGATGCGCGGCATGGCGGTTAATTTGGCGGTTTCCTTTCCATCAATAAACTTTCGCAGTAAATCCTGTTTTATGACACAGACTGAATCAGCGATTCTGGCGCATGCCCGGCGGTGTGCGCCAGCGGAGTCGTGCGGCTTCGTGGTGAGAACGCCGGAGGGGGAGCGGTATATCCCTTGTGTGAATATCTCTGCAGAGCCGGAGGCGTATTTTCGTATTGCACCGGAAGACTGGCTGCGGGCAGAGATGCAGGGGGAGATTGTGGCACTGGTCCACAGTCATCCCGGTGGTCTGCCCTGGCTGAGCGAGGCCGACCGGCGGCTGCAGATAAAAAGTGCACTGTCCTGGTGGCTGGTCTGCCGGGGGGAAATTCATAAATTCCGCTGTGTGCCACATCTGACAGGACGGCGCTTTGAGCACGGGGTGACGGACTGTTACACGCTGTTCCGGGATGCCTACCATCTGGCGGGAATTGATATGCCGGATTTTGAGCGTGAGGATGACTGGTGGCGCAACGGTCAGGACCTGTACCTGGACAATATGGAGGCGACTGGTTTTTACAGGATTTCCCTGCCTTCCGCACAGCCTGGCGATATTCTGCTGTGCTGCTTTGGTGCTTCGGTACCGAACCATGCCGCCATTTACTGCGGCAACGGTGAGCTGCTTCACCATCTGCCTGAACAGCTGAGTAAACGAGAGAGGTATTCCGAAAAATGGCAACGACGAACGCATTCAGCCTGGCGTCACCGCCACTGGCACGCATCTGCCTTCACGGGGATTTACAACGATTTGGCCGCCGCCTCAGCCTGTATGTGAACACGGCAGCGGAAGCCATCCGGGCGCTGTCGTTACAGGTGCCCGGATTCCGCCGTCAGATGAACGAAGGCTGGTACCAGATACGTATTGCCGGTGATGACACGGCACCGGAGGCGGTGTACGCCCGTCTTCACGAACAGCTGGGTGAGGGAACGGTCATCCACATTGTGCCGCGACTGGCCGGGGCCGGAAAGGGTGGACTGCAGATTGTGCTGGGGGCGGCAGCCATCGTGGGCTCTTTCTTCACGGCCGGAGCATCGATGGCAGCCTGGGGTGCAGCGCTGAGTGCCGGCGGTTTTTCTGCCACCACGATGCTGTTTTCACTGGGTGCCAGCATGATACTGGGTGGTGTGGCACAGATGCTGGCCCCGAAGCCAAAAACACCGGAATACAGGGCAACGGATAACGGTAAACAGAACACGTACTTTTCGTCGCTGGACAACATGATTGCCCAGGGTAACCCGATGCCGGTGCCTTACGGGGAAATGCTGGTTGGCTCCCGCCGTATATCCCAGGACATCAGCACCCGTGATGAAGGCGGGGGCGGAAAGGTCGTGGTTATCGGGCGGCAGGGGTAAAAAGAATAAAAAAATCCCGCAGAGTTGCGGAACTGAGGGAGCGTTACGAAGATTAAGTGTAAGGAATTATTCTTATGTCACGACAAAAAACATTAACGCAGAGAAATTATTAGCACCACAGTCAGTTTGTAAAAATGTGAAGATATTCAGAAGTTTTATTCAGTGATGATACAGGCATCCTCCGGGATGCCTGTTGTTTTTGTGCGTAACAGTTATCACAGTAAAGGGTGAGACAATGGGCAAAGGTGGTGGCAAGGCGCACACGCCGGTTGAGGCAAAGGACAATCTTAAGTCCACGCAGATGATGAGCGTGATTGATGCGATTGGTGAAGGGCCGATTGAAGGTCCGGTGAAGGGGCTGCAGAGTATCCTGGTGAACAAAACCCCACTGACGGACACGGACGGCAATCCCGTGATACACGGTGTGACCGCGGTCTGGCGCGCCGGGGAGCAGGAGCAGACACCACCGGAAGGCTTTGAGTCCTCCGGAGCTGAAACCGGACTGGGCGTGGAAGTGACGAAGGCAAAACCGGTGACGCGCACCATTACGTCCGCGAACATTGACCGCCTGCGGGTTACCTTCGGGGTGCAGTCACTGGTGGAGACCACCTCAAAGGGTGACCGTAACCCGGCATCCGTCCGCCTGCTGATTCAGTTACAGCGTAACGGTAACTGGGTGACAGAAAAGGACGTCACCATTAACGGCAAGACCACCTCACAGTTCCTGGCCTCGGTGATTCTGGATAATCTGCCTCCCCGGCCCTTTAACATCCGGATGGTCAGGGAGACGGCGGACAGCACCACGGACCAGCTGCAGAATAAGACGCTGTGGTCGTCATACACCGAAATCATCGATGTGAAACAGTGCTACCCGAACACGGCCATTGTGGGGCTGCAGGTGGATGCGGAGCAGTTCGGCGGCCAGCAGATGACGGTGAACTACCATATCCGCGGTCGCATCATCCAGGTGCCGTCAAACTATGACCCGGAAAAACGCACGTACAGTGGTATCTGGGACGGCAGTCTGAAACCGGCATACAGCAACAACCCGGCCTGGTGTCTGTGGGACATGCTGACTCACCCGCGCTACGGCATGGGAAAACGTCTGGGGGCGGCGGATGTGGACAAGTGGGCGCTGTATGCCATCGGGCAGTACTGCGACCAGACGGTCCCGGATGGTTTCGGGGGCACAGAGCCGCGGATGACCTTTAATGCGTACCTGTCACAACAGCGTAAGGCGTGGGACGTTCTCAGTGATTTCTGCTCGGCGATGCGCTGTATGCCGGTATGGAACGGCCAGACGCTGACGTTCGTTCAGGACCGCCCGTCGGATGTGGTGTGGCCGTACACCAACTGCGATGTGGTGGTGGATGATAACGGCGTGGGGTTTCGCTACAGCTTCAGCGCCCTGAAGGACCGCCACACGGCGGTGGAGGTGAATTACACCGACCCGCAGAACGGCTGGCAGACCTCCACGGAACTGGTGGAAGACCCGGAAGCCATACTGCGCTACGGGCGCAACCTGCTGAAGATGGATGCGTTCGGTTGCACCAGTCGCGGTCAGGCCCACCGTGCCGGGCTGTGGGTGATAAAGACCGGACTGCTGGAAACGCAGACGGTGGATTTCACGCTCGGGTCACAGGGGCTGCGTCACACACCCGGTGACATTATTGAAATCTGTGATAACGACTATGCCGGGACCATGACCGGCGGACGTATCCTGTCCATCGATGCCGCCAGCCGCACCCTGACACTGGACCGTGAGGTGACCCTGCCGGAGACAGGTGCCGCCACGGTGAACCTGATTAACGGCAGCGGTAAGCCGGTGAGCGTGGCCATCACTGCACACCCCGCGCCGGACCGGATACAGGTCAGCACCCTGCCTGATGGTGTGGAGACATACGGTGTATGGGGACTCTCCCTGCCGTCACTGCGTCGTCGCCTGTTCCGCTGTGTCTCCATCCGGGAAAACACGGACGGCACCTTTGCCATCACGGCGGTGCAGCACGTACCGGAAAAAGAAGCCATCGTGGATAACGGGGCCAGCTTTGAGCCGCAGTCAGGCACCCTGAACAGCGTTATTCCACCGGCAGTGCAGCACCTCACGGTGGAGGTGAGCGCGGCTGACGGCCAGTATCTGGCACAGGCGAAATGGGACACGCCGCGGGTGGTGAAGGGGGTGCGCTTCAGTCTGCGACTGACCAGCGGAAGCGGAGAAGGCAGCCGTCTGGTGACCACCGCCATCACCGCGGATACAGAGCATCGTTCCAGTGGTCTGCCGCTCGGGGTATACACCCTGACAGTCAGGGCAATTAACAGCTATGGCCAGCAGGGCGAACCGGCCACCACCACCTTCCGGATTAACGCGCCAGCAAAACCCGCCACCATTGAACTGACGCCGGGGTATTTTCAGATAACGGCGGTCCCGCGTCTTGCGGTGTATGACCCGACGGTACAGTTTGAGTTCTGGTTTTCGGAGACAAAAATCGCAGACACATCTCAGGTGGAAACCTCTGCCCGTTATCTGGGGACCGGCAGTCAGTGGAGTGTATCCGGCCCGCACATTAAGCCCGGGAAGGATTTCTGGTTTTACGTGCGCAGCGTCAACCTGGTGGGGAAATCTGCGTTTGTGGAAGTCAGCGGGCAGCCCAGCAATGATGGTGAAGGGTATCTGGAATTTTTCCGGGAAAAAATAGGAAAACTGCATCTGGCTCAGGGGCTGTGGGAGCTGATAGACAACAGCCAGCTTGCGGATGAGATGGCGGAGATGAAGACCACCATCACCGAAACCCGCAATGAAATCACACAGACGGTCAGTAAAACGCTGGAAGACCAGAGCGCCACCATTCAGCAGATACAGCGCGTGCAGAAGGACACAAATGATGACCTGGCTGCGCTGTACATGCTGAAGGTTCAAAAAACGAAAGACGGCATTCCCTATGTGGCCGGGATTGGTGCAGGGATTGAGGATACTGATGGCCAGCCACTGAGCAACATACTGCTGCTGGCTGACCGTATCGCGATGATAAATCCGGAGAGCGGCAACAGCACGCCGTTATTTGTGGCGCAGGGGAATCAGCTGTTCATGAACGACGTGTTCCTGAAACGACTGTTTGCGGTGAGCATCACGTCATCCGGCAATCCTCCGGCATTTTCCCTGACGCCGGACGGGCGACTGACGGCGAAAAATGCGGATATCAGTGGCAGTGTGAATGCGAACTCAGAGACGCTCAACAACGTCACGATTAATGAGAACTGTCAGATTAAGGGGAAACTGTCAGCCAACCAGATTGAAGGCGATATTGTCAAAACGGTCAGCAAGTCTTTCCCCCGCACGAGCACTTATGCCAGTGGCACCATCACGGTAAGAATCAGTGATGATCAGAAGTTTGACCGGCAGGTCATGATACCGCCAGTGTTATTCCGCGGTGGTAAGCATGAGAATTTCAACAGTAATAACCAACAGTCATACTGGTATTCAACCTGCCGGTTAAGAGTGACCCGCAATGGTCAGGAGATTTTTAATCAGTCCACGACGGATGCTCAGGGCGTATTTTCCTCAGTTATAGATATGCCTGCCGGACAGGGGACGCTGACACTGACATTCACCGTATCTTCATCAGGAGCGAATAACTGGACACCAACAACCAGTATCAGCGATCTGCTGGTTGTTGTGATGAAGAAAGCCACCGCAGGCATCAGTATCAGCTGAATTTTATAACCCATATACGGGCGCCAGAAATGGCGCCTTTTTTATTGCAGAAAAGCGAGAGGTAATTATGCGTAAACTTTATGCCGCCATTTTGTCCGCAGCCATTTGTCTGGCCGTATCCGGTGCGCCTGCATGGGCATCTGAACATCAGTCCACGCTGAGCGCGGGGTATCTTCATGTCTCGACGAACGTTCCTGGCAGCGATGAACTGAACGGGATTAACGTGAAATACCGTTATGAGTTTACGGACACACTGGGGATGGTGACGTCGTTCAGCTATGCAGGAGACAGGAATCGCCAGCTGACCCATTACAGCGATACCCGCTGGCATGAAGATTTCGTTCGTAACCGCTGGTTCAGCGTAATGGCGGGGCCGTCTGTGCGCGTGAATGAATGGTTCAGCGCGTATGCGATGGCGGGAGTGGCTTACAGCCGTGTGTCGACTTTCTCCGGGGATTATCTCCGCGTAACTGACAACAAGGGGAAAACGCATGATGTGCTGACCGGAAGTGATGACGGTCGCCACAGCAACACGTCTCTGGCGTGGGGAGCTGGCGTGCAGTTTAACCCGACCGAATCCGTGGCCATTGATATTGCTTATGAAGGCTCCGGCAGTGGCGACTGGCGCACTGACGGTTTCATCGTGGGTGTCGGTTATAAGTTCTGATTAGCCAGGTAACACAGTGTTATGACAGCCCGCCGGTTCAGGCGGGCTTTTTTGTGGGGTGAATATGGCAGTAAAGATTTCAGGTGTACTGAAAGACGGCACAGGAAAACCGGTAGAGAACTGCACCATTCAACTGAAAGCCAGACGGACCAGCAGCACGGTGGTGGTGAACACGGTGGCCTCTGAAAATCCGGATGAAGCCGGTCGTTACAGCATGGACGTTGAGTACGGTCAGTACAGCGTCATTCTGTTGGTGGAAGGATTCCCGCCGTCACATGCCGGGACCATCACCGTGTATGAAGATTCCCGACCCGGTACGCTGAATGATTTTCTCGGTGCCATGACGGAGGGTGACGTCCGGCCGGAGGCACTGCGCCGTTTTGAACTGATGGTGGAAGAGGTGGCGCGTCACGCTGAGGAGGCGAAGAAGAATGCCGGAGAGGCGGAGACGTCAGCGAGGAATGCCGGCATATCAGCCAGTCAGGCAGAAGAGAGCGCTGCAAATGCTGACACTTCAGCAGGGGAGGCATCGGAGTCAGCCCGGCAGGCGGCAGAAAGTGCAGCCGCTGCAAAGCAGTCAGAGGATGCGTCCTCGTCCTCGGCTTCTGCGGCCGCTCAAAAAGCCAGTGAGTCATCACAAAGTGCAGCAGAAGCTGAATTGTCAAAAAAGACGGCAGAAAGTGCAGCCGGTAATGCAGCCAGGGATGCAACGACCGCAACAGAAAAAGCCCGGGAGTCAGCAGAAAGCGCACAGTCAGCGGAACAAAGCAGGATAGCGGCGGAAGAAGCCGTAAACAGAATCCCACCGTGGTGGGACCTCCCGGGCCAAAGGGGAACAGGGGCCCGCGGGTCCTCAGGGGCCGAAGGGTGATAAGGGAGAGCGCGGTGACACCGGCCCTGTCGGGGCAACCGGCGAACGGGGACCGGCAGGTGATGCTGGTCCGGCAGGCCGCAGGGGCCGAAAGGTGACAGGGGAGGAGCGGGGAGAGACCGGTCTGACGGGAAATGCAGGTCCACAGGGTCCAAAGGGAGACACCGGGGCAGCAGGAGGCCCGGCAGGCCCACAGGGACCGAAAGGAGAAACAGGTGCGGCTGGCCCGGTGGGGGCAACCGGACCTCAGGGACCGAAGGGCGACCCGGGGGAGACACAAATACGGTTCCGTCTGGGGCCGGGAAACATTATTGAGACAAACAGCCATGGCTGGTTCCCGGATACAGATGGCGCACTCATCACCGGACTGACCTTTCTTGACCCCAAAGATGCCACACAGGTTCAGGGGCTGTTTCGGCATTTGCAGGTCAGGTTTGGTGACGGGCCGTGGCAGGATGTTAAGGGGCTGAATGAAGTGGGCAGTGATACAGGCAGAACAGGAGAATGACATGAACATACTAAAAAAACTTATGCAGCGTCTGTGCGGGCACGGAAAGCATGATGACCGTGAACACGGGGGGTTACTTACAGCACAACTGCGACTGGGACCGGCAGACATTCTGGAGTCAGATGAGAATGGCATTATCCCGGAGCAGGACAGGGTAATCACGCAGGTGGTGATACTGGATGCGGATAAAAAGCAGATACAGTGCGTGGTAAGACCGCTGCAAATTCTGCGTGCTGACGGGAGGTGGGAAAATATTGGCGGAATGAAATAGCCGACAGCTTCACAAAAACCGGAGTCCGGCTCCGGTTTTTTGTTGTCATGTCCGGTGGATGTTTGTTAGGAATGTTCAGACAGGTTTATTTTGAATTTACACAGAATCCTAAACAGGTTCGAGAATTAAGAAAGAGGTTGTATGTTTAGCATAAGAACCCTACTACCTATTAGCGCCAGCGTATCAGTTCCGACAAAACAATCTCGGTAATGCTGCCAACTTACTGATTTAGTGTATGATGGTGATTTTAAGGTGCTTGCGTGGCTTCCATTTCCATCAGATGTCCTTCCTGCTCCGCTACTGAAGGCGTGGTGCGTAACGGCAAAAGCACTGCCGGACATCAGCGCTATCTCTGCTCTCCTTGCCGTAAAACATGGCAACTACAGTTCACTTACACCGCCTCTCAGCCCGGTACGCACCAGAAAATCATTGATATGGCCATGAATGGCGTCGGATGTCGCGCCAGTGCACGCATTATGGGCGTTGGCCTCAACACGGTTTTACGTCACTTAAAAAACTCAGGCCGCAGTCGGTAACCTCGCGCATACAACCGGGCAGTGATGTGATTGTCTGCGCTGAAATGGACGAACAGTGGGGCTACGTCGGTGCTAAATCACGTCAGCGCTGGCTGTTTTACGCGTATGACAGGATACGGAGGACGGTTGTGGCGCACGTCCTCGGTGAACGCACTCTGGCCACACTGGAGCGTCTTCTGAGCCTGCTGTCGGCCTTTGAGGTCGTGGTATGGATGACGGATGGCTGGCCGCTGTATGAATCACGCCTGAAGGGAAAGCTGTGCACGTTATCAGCAAGCGTTACACTCAGCGCATTGAGCGACATAATCTGAATCTGAGACAACACCTGGCAAGGCCGGGACGGAAGTCACTGTCGTTCTCAAAATCGGTGGAGCTGCATGACAAGGACATCGGGCATTATCTGAACATAAAACACTATCAGTAAGTTGGAGTCATTACCTAAAGGCCTCTCTACACTGTGCTTGTATGGGGCTTCCCTGATCATGGCGGTTATCTATGTAATAGCATATGTACTTACGTGGTTTCTGAGGTGGTAGCGCGTAATATTATTTTATGTAAAAATATCTTGTAATCTTTAAATTTCATAACAAGGGCATGTCATGAAAATAATATCCACTGTTATTCAAACACCTTTCCCATTTGAGAATAATAATTCTCATACTGGCGTAGTAACGGAGCCTATTCTCGGTAAGTTAATAGGGCAAGGTTCAACAGCAGAAATCTTTGAAGATATGAATGATTCGTCTGCTTTATATAAAAAGTATGATCTTGTTGGTAACCAGCACAATGAAGTTCTGGAAATGGCTAGGCAAGAATCTGCCCTTTTTAATACTTTTTATGGCGATGACGCATCAGTTGTTATACAGTATGGCGGTGATGTGTATCTCCGAATGCTACGCGTGCCAGGGATTCCCCTTAGTGATATTGATACAGCTGATATTCCTGATAATCTAGAGAGCCTTTATCTGCAGTTGATATGTAAATTGAATGAGTTGAGTATAATCCATTACGATCTTAATACAGGTAATATGTTGTATGATAAAGAAAGTAATAGTTTATTTCCAATAGATTTTCGAAATATTTATTCTGAATATTACTCTGCAACCAAAAATGATAAAGAGATTATCGATCGACGATTACAGATGCGTACAAATGATTTTTATTCATTATTAAACAGAAAATATTTATAAGTGCTATATTCATGAATGAAAAATAGCTATATGCGTACATTCTCAACCTGCCCGTCACGTAGCAGGTTGAATCACTTTTTCTTGATAAAGGGCTGGTCCTGCCACCGTTGTTGTTGGGTGCGTTAAAAATACACTACTAATATGCCCGGCATGCGGGCAACAGAGTCCTGTTCACGATCGCCGCCACCGGAAATGGCGCTGCCTCGATACCTGCCAGTTCATGGCACTATTCGAAGCCGATGTTCCCCACGTTATATGGAGTAATCATTGGGGTTATGCCGCAGCACGTTGTATGCAAGAATGTGCTGCGGCTGGTTTGTGAGCTTTCGATAGTGGTTGTTATTTTTGCCCTTATTTGTTCCGGAGGCCCTGGTTCAATGGTCCGTCTGCCCCCTGTGGTGATGTCAGCAAAATCAGCCACTGCGCGAACCACAATAGCCCGGGAAGATGCTGAAGATCACCAGGTAAAGCTGTCAGCGCAGAAACTGGAAGAACTGCTCGCATCAATGGTTAAGGATGAGGTTGATCGCAATGATGGGATTTATTGA